GTTCTCCCGGACCACACGAAACAAATAAATTAGGAGTGACCTTTCGATTGATACACAAAAATGCCTTACGAGGTGTCCTAAAAATACAAGCCACATCACAATCAAGAATCCAGATCTTTAAATTGGTAAGTTGGTACTACCAACTATTTATCCAACGTGCAACACGGTTGCACTAAAAATGGTGATCCAAGCAGAAAATGGCATACAATTTATCTTACGATTAACTTTTCTGGGCGATTGAGAACGCCCAGAACATGTGAAATTGATTACTCAAGATTGAGATATACAGCATTAGGTGCTGCAGTATCACGATCACAGAGTAAATCAAATAAAGGATGAGAAAATTCACACCCCAAACTAGCATTTTCCAAACCCTCTTTGAAAACATGCTGACAAGCACCGGTCCACCCATAGCGAAGATCTAACGTCACCTCCGTTTCGGGTACTGGCTCTGTCATGGAATACTTCATTTTCCATTCATCAAAACCAGTTCTATGTGGAACAACCTTATCCGTAAGATCTAACAAACGATCTAAATAAACACGGAGAGGCGGTATACAACTACACGCATTGTATAAACCCAATGCTGTACCACGAACGATGCTTGCGGGCAAAACTTTAAGTGGAGGATTTATGTAATACGCAAGTTTAGCAATAACACGACCAACTTTAGGCCCGAACACTAAACCTTTATTACACATATATACGAGATTGCTGCAAAACTCAGCAGCAAAAATAGTGGGCCTGTAAACTGCCTCACTCGTAAAACCAAACTCCAACATATACCCTACCCAATCTATTACTTCGGTTTTTACATAACGCATCAAATTGTCATCACCCTGAACCAACATACGTAAAGAAATTACGAGCGTTATCAACTTTTTTACCGGTGGCATGACAATATATATATAGATGCATAAAACCATTTAATAGAGAATTACCAACAGAAGTGTAGGGGTCACCAGATTTACGCATGCCTTCACGCTTATAACGTATACCTTTACTAGTAACCCCATGTGTATCGATATTGGCCTTAATTAAGTCATAAACAGCACGTGGTGCTCCAAAAGCCTTAAAAACGGCTAGCTCTAACTCAAGCCAGGGACGATTAACTGAGGCATCAAATGCACCAATATCATCCTCCAATATTTCCCAACCTTCTTGGTCAACGACTTTTGCCGCATCCAGTGCATTAACGCCACTGGTGAAACATATGAAGTTTTTCTTACTCCATTGTTTCTTGACCATAGATTGGAAAGCCATCATCCAGGGGCCAACTAAACAAATAAATTCGGGCGAAGCACCCTGAATTAATCTACTTGCCTTGTTCTTACGACCCGCGGGAGAACGATAAACATTGTTTTCAACCTTCACGAATGCCTTTCTAAGCGTCATCTTATACAACTCATCAGGGGAAAAAATGGTATTCTCATCTATACCCTCCTCTTGCATTCTGAGCCATGTACGCTTCAGTATTCTCTTCACACTGGCACTAGCATTACTTCTTTTTAAGTAGGTTTCAAAACTCACACTTT